CGGTTTGGCAATGCCAGAAGATCTTAGAGATTACGATAATCCGATACAAAGCTATCGAGATTATTACCATTTAGACAAGGCAACCTTCGCCAGTTGGAAATACAGAGACAAACCACACTGGTGGAACGAAGACTATGCCGATTACGAAAAAAGGATAACCCGTGTATAACCCAAAACAAGTACCACAGTACAAATTCAACGAGGACTTAATATTGTCCCGACTAGAACAGTATGTAAATAATACATATAATCAACACTATGCTACTACAGGCAAGCAAACGACAGAGATCGTATTTGAGCATGGTCATGGAGATGGATTTTGTATAGGTAATATTATCAAATACGCACAGCGTTTTGGAAAGAAAGAAGGCAGGAACGAACAAGACTTATATAAAGTTATACACTATGCACTGATCCTTTTAGGGAAAATGCACGAGGAGACTCTGGAAGATTTGAATGAATACAATTTGGAGTTAAATGATGGCAGTTAGAAAGAAACGAGAAGAAAAACTTTCAGAAACAAATATTAATAAAGTAATAGAATTACTTGCTGCTGAAAAGCCTATTACAAAGAAAGAGGCGTGTGAAATACTAAATATAGCATATAACACAACTCGACTTAGCAAAATCATTGCAGACCACAATGAAACAGTAGACCACCGACTTAGAAGAAAAGCACAGAATAAAGGCAAAGGTGTAACAGAATTAGAGAAAAAATCAATAGTTAAGTACTATTTAGAAGGCTCAAATATATCTGACATTGCTAAGGCATTGTATCGCTCACCTGCATTTATCAAAGCAGTAATAGAACGAATGGGAGTACCACAAAAACTACCAGAAACCGACTATGAAGGCATACGAAATGCTATGATACCCGAAACTTGTGTATCAGAAGAATTTAAAGAAGGTGAACGGGTATGGTCGGCTCAAGGCAACTGTATTGCAGTTGTAAAACGAGAGTTAACAAAGTCCCATAACTTTGAGAAACATGGTAGCAAGTGCTATCTATTATGGGAAATAGAAATGGCAGAGTGTGAATCGCCATACTTCGGGTTTATGAAAGACGCAGGGCATAATGCTCCACGACTTGCATACAACATTGGAAGTTTAAGACACTTACAGGAATACTTATGAAAACTTTTCTTGCATTTTATATTGCGGCATGGATGTTATCCTTAGCAAAATTATACTATCCTTCTTTGAGATTTTTAAAATCTATAGACAGTGACAGTGTACTTGTAAGACAAGAAAAGTTAGGATGGTTCGTAGCCATAATAGGTTTTGGACTAGCGACACCAGCTACATTTCCAATAGCACTATCCGATAGGTTATCAAAAGAATTTATAGTTGCATTTTGCGACAAAGCCTTGGGGTAAATCATGGCATATAGTAAAGAAGTAGTAGATAGATTTGAGGGAGTTCTAAACTCTCCAAAACAATTTTCAGTAGGAAGATATAATCCTAACGACCCAGATGTAGCAACAGGGATGCAAGGTGCACCTGCGTGTGGAGATGTAATGAAACTACAGTTGCGAATTGATCCTCTTACAGATACAATCAAAAGCGTTAAGTTCAAAACTTACGGTTGTGGCAGTGCAATAGCATCGTCATCATTATTTGTAGATATGCTAACAGGTAGCACAATAGAAGAGGCAAAACTAATTAAAGACAAAGACATTGCGGAAGCATTAAACCTTCCACCAATCAAATTACATTGCTCAGTACTAGCAGAAGGAAGTATAAGAGCAGCAATCGAAGACTGGGAAAACAAAAAGAAATGTTAGATTTCTTGTTTGGAGTTCCAATCTTACTTGCTGAGTTTGTATTCAATCTAGGAGTATGGGCGGCAGTATTTTATTATGGATTCATTTTTGGCAAAGATACTTATTACAAGTACAAAGATGGATTCTATGATGAATACTTTAAATCATAAGGAGAATAATGAATTATTTATTTAAAGCACTTATCGCTAAGTTACAAGGCGAAGTAGAAGTAGCAAAAGCAAATTTACAAGTGTATCTACACAATTCCGCAGGTATTGGAGAACACCCAGATGTTGTTGAGGCTATGGAAACACAGATAGAAAAAATCGCAAATGCTGAAGAGAAGATTGAAACCATACAAAAGCATTTTTCGAGATAGGAAACCCTATAAGATACCGAAAAATACTTCTTGACAATTGGTTTCAAATTCATTATAATATATTTATATTAAAAAAAGGATATACATGAGTGATAGATTTTATACCCAACAGTACGACCGAACAGGTTGGAAGCCAGTATGGAATAACACATGGATCCAAACTAAACACAGGAGAAAAAATATGCCTTGGACAGATGAATCTAAAGCACAGGCAGTCGAAATGTATCAGGAACAAGAACCAACCCCTGAGACTTCAATGGAGATTGTAAAAGAAATCGCAGACGAACTAGGCGAATCACCAAATGGAGTTCGTATGATATTAACCAAAGCAGGCGTTTATGTAAGAAAAACTCCAGCAGCTAAGTCTTCTGGTGGAAGTACTGGCGGCGGACGGGTATCAGTAGCTGATGCTCAAGAGAGTCTTTCAAGTGCATTGTCTGACGCAGGTCAAGAAGTTGACTCAGCCATTATCGGTAAACTAACTGGTAAAGCTGCAGTATACTTCAAAGGTATCGTAGACGCATTAAATAATTAAGTAGTTGTAACTTAAGTTTAGCCAAGGCATTGCAGAATGTCTTGGTTTTTTGCATTCTTTTTAAGTAACCTCGACAATTTAACAATTCAAAATACTTTTTGTTAGATTAAATTGGAGAAACAATGAAAAAAGAAGAGCTTAAAAAAAGACTCGATGACGCTGGGGATTCTATAATTACTTATAGAAGTCAAAATTCACGAAAACTAAAGTACAATGTTTGCACTAATGATTTTTCTACAGAATACATTCGACAGAAAAGGAATAGAGCGAAAGAAGGACAACACACAGTTTTGCTATTTTGTTGGGATACAGATTCTTACAGGATACTTGTGCCTGAAAATGTTACGAGTGTAGTACCCCTCAACCGAGTGATTAAGAATGATTGATCTTGATTCTCCCTCCCCTTACGAAAAAATCATACAACAAACTGACGACGAGCAAATACGATTAGTAGTAAATGAATTTCGTGGAACAGAGTATATCTCTCTACGAAAATACTATCTTAGCTTTGAAGAAGAGTGGTTGCCCACAAGAAATGGAATCACTATGAAAGTCGACTTTGATAATACTAGAAATCTCTTTGAAGGTCTAGTGGATATTCTTTCTCTAGCAGAAAGCAAGTCAGTTTTAGAGGAACACTTCAAAGAACAACTGGATGAGATATACCTACCCTAAAATAATTCTTGACAATACCTTATAAATTTAGTATAATATATTTATGAAAAATTTAGAAGCACTAATAAATCGAGCAAGGATTGCTTATTATAATGGTAAACCTCTTATGTCAGACGAACTGTATGACAGAATGGAGGCTCAACTTGGTACATTGAATGATGTTGTGGGAGCAAAGCAAGACCCACGCTCAGTAAGATGGACTCACGCCTTTCCAATGTATTCATTGCAAAAAGCATATACAATGGAAGATAGACCAGACTACGGTCAAGAACCTGTAGTAGTCACCCCCAAATTAGACGGAGCCGCAGTTGCTCTACAATATATCTACGGCACATTATCTTGTGCCTTAACTCGAGGAGATGGAAAAGAAGGTGTTGACATCACAGAAAAGATGCGACAACTTGTTCCTCGACACTTATTACCCTGTCAGGGTAAACACATAATACAAATTACTGGAGAAGTGGTTGCTGATAAAAACATAGAAAATTCAAGAAACTATGCAGCGGGTGCACTCAATTTAAAAGATATTGAAACGTTCAAAGAACGAGCAGGAAGTATGGAATTTATTGCCTATAGTATACAGCCTTATCCCACAAATGATTATATAGAAGATATGAACTTCTTAAATCATTGTGGTTTTGAGACTGCTATAGATAGTAATTATTCTATGTTTCCTCAAGACGGAGATGTATGGAGAGTTATAGATAACAAGGCTTTTGAAAAGCTAGGTTATACTTCTCACCACCCTCGAGGAGCATTTGCCAAGAAAACAAAACCAGCAGGAGTAGTAACAAAACTACTTGATGTTGTTTGGCAAGTCGGCAAATCTGGGAATGTATCTCCAGTAGCAATTCTAGAACCAATCAATATAAATGGAGCGACAGTAAGTAGAGCAACTCTACATAATATAGCAATCATTGAAGGTCTTGGACTTGAGATAGGTTGTTCTGTTGAAGTAATAAGAGCAGGGGAAATAATTCCTCAAGTTATAGCGAGAGTAGATTAATGAGTTTAACAGTAGAAATATTTGGCAAAGACAACTGTCCTTTTTGCGACAAAGCAAAAGCACTAGCAGAAAGACAAGGACATACCTATACTTATCAAAGATTGGGAGAGCATTTTGAAATGGGTTTCATAGCAACAGAGTTTCCTAATGCAAGAACCTTTCCACAGATTAAAGTAAATGGAAATTACTGCGGCGGGTACTCAGAGTACGAAACCTTAGTAGGAAAACTAATATGAGTATTGAAAAAGAAGAATATCACCAATACTCACGAGGAGGTCGATCTGTAGTAGTATTTAAGTATCTTGATGATAATTCATGGGGATGCGAGTACTATGAGAACCAATTAGTTAACGGAGAGCATACAAAAGTATTCCTTGCCGAAGAAAGATATGCAGGGCATGCAGAATGTTATGCAGAGTCTGCCGCAGATAACTATGTATTCGGAATAAAAAACTTTGAAGAAAATCAAACGGATGTCTGCAAAAGTTGAGAACTCAAAAAGATGGCAAGACAATTCAGACGGCTGGGTTAAAGCTATGCACGAGTCCCGAATAAAGAAAGAAGTAATAAAACGAAACGAATGTGATCACCCTATAGAAGAATGGTGTGAACTTTGCCAGTATGACGAGAATGGAGCCAAGTATGAATTCTGACAATAAATTTCCTGTACAACCTACCCTTATATTTCAAGGAGGCGATGCGTCGTCCGAAGAAATAGAACAGTGGATAAATGAACAAGAAAGTTATGAAGAGACTGTAAGTACAGTATTAAAAACAATTATTATTGGATCAATATTTCAATTCTTTACATTTGCTATGATGATTCTAGCATTTTGGATAATTGACTCAGGATTAAATAATCCATATTAAGGAGAAACTATGAAAGAATTAGGAATGACTTTAGGCGGATGTGGTGTTATAATAGGCTTTTTTGCCTTACTAATATACCCTAACCTTGAAGTAAAAAATCAACCAAGCAATAGAAGTTGCATAGATGATTGTTATATAGAATATACACGCAAGTATGGAAATACAGTAGATATACTTCGAGCACAACAACAAGCAGCGTTAGGAGATCCTTTTAGTGATATCCGTAGCTTGTGGACAGGGTGTGCAGCATGTCATGGTGCAGACGGGGGTGGAGGTATTGGACCGAAACTCGCAGGACAAACCGCAGACTACATTAGTGGTAGACTTATAACTTACAAAAACAATGGCATAGTAGGATCACAGAGTGCCTTGATGTGGGGACAAGCTGGTATGTTATCAGATAAAGATATACAGACCATAGGAGACTTAATAGCTACAGAATTAAAATGAGCAAACACATAGGCTTTCCTCTACCTTCGGAAATGTTTCACACACAAGAAGAAAAAGACTTCGAATATGAAGAAAAAATAGCAGAGCTATTAGAGATACCACTAAAATGTCCCTATTGCTCAAAAGTATTAAAGAGATATAATAATGGGAAAAAGAATTTGGACAATATGGAAACACGCTCTCGGTTCATTTGATATAGATGACGGATATAATAAGCGTAATGAAAATGCAATAGGAGTAATAAGATCGCTAATCGTTCTTACTAATCTTATGTGTGCATTATTTATTATGTCAAATATAGTACATAACTGGTAAAAAATGAATAAAGTAAAAGAATACAAAGCTACAATCACAAAACAATTTGATGAACTAGAAGAAATGATGATCAAACAAATGCATCTTACTCACCGTAAAGAAGTAGAAAATAAATTATATTCAGTAAATTATAAATGGCATTTTATATCCGAGGAAGATAGAGATTTCTATCAAGGATGTAAGTTTGCATTGGAGAATGGATTAAAATGGTAGAACAAAAATGGATATCACTTAGCAAGAATCTTGCTACAAAATCAAAGCACACTATTAAGGCAAATGAAACCTTAAGAAACCCCGATGGTACACATAGAAAGAAAGGTGCCCAAACGCATAATATAACCTATGAGGATATATTAGAAATATTGGAAAACCAAGAATTTAAGTGTGCTTATACTAATCTACCTCTAGTACCTGAGTATGGAAAAGCAGGTACACAATTATATGAACCTTATCATCCCCTCGCCCCGAGTTTGGATAGATTAGACAACAGCATTGGTTATGAATTAGGCAACTTACAAGTATGTATACGATTGTTTAATTTAGGCTTTGGCGGATACATTGGCGAAAAAGACTGGATATTAGAGGAGTTGTATGGCAATCGGAGTATATAATCAAACATACTTTAATAATCGACCCGAAGAACAAGAACGAGAAGGTGTTCTTTATGGAGTCGTTTTAGTTAACCAACGCACATTTGAACGCGAGTGTATCAAGGTTGGAATCGCTAGTGGTAAAGACTGGCGGCATGTAATCAAAAGAAGTCGTGGTTTTAAAGGATATGATCTTCGCATCCAGCGAACATACCACGACACCATTTATCGGTGCTGGCAACTCGAGCAGGCACTTCATGAGAAGTTTAAACACGATAGTTATTCCCCATCCCAAAAATTTGGTGGGCATACAGAGTGCTTTAAAATTTCTTCTCTCATTTTATCCCAGTTCCCGAAAAATAATTCTTGACAAATGGTTCGCCGTTTGTTATAATATTATCATATTTTAGAGAAAGAGAATAAATGACAGAAATAATACCACCGACAAATTGCCCCGCTTGTAACAGCGTACTAGAATTTGTAGGTGATCAGTTGTTCTGTCAGAATGATTCTTGCCCTGCTAAATCTGCAAAGCGTCTTGAACACTTTGCAAAAACCTTAAAAATCAGAGGACTTGGTCCGTCAACTATTGACAGACTTGGTCTTGACGATTATCAAGATATTTATTCGTTAACCCAAGAAGAAATATCTTTTCTGTTGGATTCAGAAAAACTAGGTACGAAACTACACAATGAGATACAGAAATCAAAGAGTGTCGACCTTATAACTCTACTTCCAGCTTTTTCGATACCGCTGATAGGCTCAAGTGCCTCCAATAAATTAGCGAAACACATCTCATCAATAAATGAGATAACCCCAGAGATATGTAGCGAGGCAGGTCTGGGTCCGAAAGCGGCGTCGAATCTTCTTGATTGGTTAGAAACCTTTCAATACCAACAATACTATAACCTACCCTTTACTTTTACTTGCAATAAACGAGCAGAGGTCACTAACACTGACACTAAGGGAACAGTTTGCATTACAGGAAAGTTAAAAAGCTATCCAACTAAAGCAGCCGCTGAGCAAGTCTTATTGAAAAATGGCTATTCAGTAAAAAGTTCACTTACAAAGGATGTAACAATTCTAGTAAATGAGAGTGGTATTGAAAGTGCAAAAACCAAGAAAGCAGAACAAATGGGTATAACAATAAACCAAAACGTAAAAGAACTTATTTAGGAAATAAAAATCATGGCATTACCAAAATGGACAGACGAAAGGACTCAATCTTTAACAGATTTCGTAGGAAGCGAGAGCCCAATATCCCAAGGAACAGTTGCATCAGCAGCCGAGCACTTGGAAACATCAACCCGATCAGTATCAAGCAAATTGAGAAAAATGGGATTTGATGTTGAACTAGCATCAGCATCAGCAAGCAAA